CAAATACAGATGTTGCTGGTGTTGCTGATTTTAAATATTTTTCTGGAAATTCAAACTTTGTAATTTACACCGCAGATGGAAATTCTTATAGTGCTACTATAGGGCAAGATTTAGGAACTTCTGCTAATGTTACCTTTCAAGATTTAACGGTAACTGGAAACGTAGTCTTTAGCGGTAATGTAACTTCAGTAACTGCAAATAATTTGATTGTTGAAGATAACATTATTTCTTTGGCAAAAAATAATACAAGTAATGTTCTCGACTTTGGCTTTATTGGTCACTACTATGACGGCGCAAATCTTCACGCTGGTATGTTTAGAGATGCCACAGATTCAAAGTGGAAGGTGTTTCAAAACTATCCAATAGAACCTGGTGCAAACGCAAATATAGATACATCAAATGCGCAATTTCAGCTTGCAGACTTTGAAGCAGCAAATATAATTTCAACTGGAACATTTACTGGTGATGGCACTGGAATCACGTATTCGAGTAACACATTAGTTGCAAACTTAAATAGTGATTTACTTGATAGCCAAGACGGATCATACTATCTAAATACAGACAATCACACAAATAAACCTGCCCTATGGGCACGAACTTTCGCTTTCATGGGGGCCTAATATGGCAGAAACGATAAAAGTTTTGGGGCAATCAAGCCTAGCAGCAACAACATTATCTGATGTTTATACTGTTGGGGCAGGAAAATCTGTTTCGATCAGTAGCATTACTGTCTGTAATAGAGGATCATCTGCGACAACTTTTAGAATAAGTGTTGCGGTTGATGGTGCCTCCGATGGAAATTCTCAGTATTTGTACTATGATCAGGCAATTGATGCACATTCAACGTTTGTTGCAACAATAGGAATTACGTTAGACGCCGCAGATGTTGTAAGAGTTTATGCCGGAAACGCAAACCTATCAGTAAACATTTTCGGAGTTGAGGTACAATAATGGCACAAGGATCATCTAATCCTACCACCGATCTGAAAAAGATTGCGGGTACTGAAGTAGTTAGTGGTGGCACTAACGGCACACTTGCGATTGGCGGTATTCAAGCACATGACGCCGCAGCTTCAGGAAACAAACCTGTACTGATTGGTGGTGTTGCAAACACTTCATCTCCTCCAGCAGTTTCATCTGGTGATGTATCTCAACTTTGGGTTACAGCAAATGGTGCACTTAATGTTGCCGATGGTGGATCAAGTCTATCGATAGATGATGCGGGTGGAAGCCTTACTGTTGATGGTACAGTAGCCGCAACACAATCTGGTACATGGAACGTTGGCACAGTAACAACTGTGACTGGAGTTACAACGGTAACTAGTCTAACTCAGTTAAATGGCCAAGCAATTGCAATGGGCACTGGTGTCAGAACCGCCGGCACTCAAAGAGTTACGATTGCAACCGATGACGCTGTTAACATTGGTTCAATTGGAGGAGCAATAACTCCAGGAACTGGTGCCAATAATTTAGGAAAACCAGTTGATGGGGCCGCCGGAGCCACCGACGTTGGTGTTTTAGCATTGGCTGTCAGAGATGATGCACTTGCTACACTCACTCCAGCAGACAACGATTATACACAACTTAGAGTAACTTCTCAAGGTAGACTTTGGACTTCTGCGGTTGTTGACACTGCACTCCCAGCAGGAACCAATAACATTGGTGATGTTGATGTTGCCTCATTGCCTGGTACGGTTGCTAGTGATATAACCGCTATTAAAACTGCGGTTGAAACATTAGACAATGCAGTATCAGGAAACGAACTTCAGGTTGATATTGTAGCCTCACTACCCGCAGGTACAAACTCGATTGGTAACGTAAACACGATAAGTGCAGTAACCACTGTATCAACTGTAACGAATCTAAGTCAATTAGGCGGAAATGCAATTGCAATGGGTTCTGGTGTCAGAACTGCTGGAACCCAGAGAGTTACCATTGCTACAGACGATGTGGTTCCTATTTCAGATAATTCGGGATCGTTAACCGTTGATGCACCAGTTGGAACACCAGTATTTGTTAGACTGAGTGATGGTTCTTCTGCTATTACAACACTGCCTGTCAGCCTAGCTTCTCTTCCGTCACTAGCGGCAGGAACAAATTCAATAGGTAATGTTAATACGGTAAGTGCCGTAACAACTGTATCTACCGTCACGAATCTAAGTCAATTAGGTGGTACAGCAATTTCAATGGGTACTGGCACCAGAGATGCTGGAACCCAAAGAGTTACGATTGCGACAAATGATAGTGTGCCAGTTACGGGAACTTTCTGGCAAGCAACACAACCAGTTAGTTTAGCATTAGCCAAAGCAGAAGACGCCGCATCGGCCGATGCTGATTCTCTATTGCCTATAGCCGCAGTTAGACAAGACACAATAGCAGCAAGCACTAGTGCTGATGGTGATTATACCTGGCTAAAAACTAATAATGTGGGAAGACTGTACGCAAGTGCAGCCATAGATACCGCACTTCCAGCGGGAACAAATAACATTGGTGATGTCGATGTTGCTTCGTTGCCTGGCACTGTTGCGACTGATATCACCGCGATTAAAACCGCGGTTGAAACATTAGATAATGCAGTATCAGGAAACGAACTTCAGGTTGATATTGTAGCCTCATTACCAGCGGGAACAAACTCAATCGGTAACGTAAATACTGTAAGTGCTGTAACCACGGTATCAACCGTAACTAATCTAAGTCAATTAGGTGGTACAGCAATTTCAATGGGCACTGGCACAAGAGATGCTGGCACCCAGAGAGTTACTATCGCAACAAATGATGTTGTTCCCGTTTCAGACAATTCTGGATCGTTAACCGTTGATGCGCCAGTTGGAACACCAGTATTTGTTAGACTGAGTGACGGTACTAGTGCCATTACTAACTTAGCCACCAACTTAGCACAAGTAGGTGGAACTACAACAGTTACTGGCGGTACTAATGGAACACTTGCGATTGGCGGTATTCAAGCACATGACGCCGTAGCTTCAGGAAACAAACCTGTCCTAATTGGTGCTGTAGCGAATTCTTCCGCCCCACCGGCAGTTGCTTCTGGTGACGTATCTCAACTCTGGACAACAACTACTGGCGCATTAAATGTTGCTGATGGTGGTTCAAGTTTATCTATAGATGATTCTGGAGGCTCTTTAACCGTTGATGATGGTGGTTCAAGTTTATCTATAGATGATTCTGGAGGCTCTTTAACCGTTGATGCTCCAGTTGGAACACCAGTATTTGTGAGATTAAGCGATGGTTCTGCTGCAATTACTAACTTAGCCACCAATTTAGCACAAGTAGGTGGAACTACAACAGTTACTGGCGGTACTAATGGAACACTTGCGATTGGAGGTGTTCAAGCGCACGACGCGGCGGCTTCAGGAAATAAACCCGTACTAATTGGTGGTGTAGCAAATACTTCATCTCCTCCTGCGGTTTCTTCTGGTGATGTATCTCAACTCTGGACAACAACTACTGGCGCATTAAATGTTGCTGATTCTGGAGGCTCTTTAACCGTTGATGCACCAGTTGGAACACCAGTGTTTGTTAGACTGAGTGACGGTTCTTCTGCAATTACTAACTTAGCCACCAATCTAGCACAAGTTGGTGGAACTACAACAGTCACTGGCGGCACCGCCGGTTCGCAAGGCATTGGTGGTATTCAAGCGCATGATGCTGCGGTATCAGGAAACAATCCTGTGCTTACTGGAGGTGTTGCAAACAACTCTGTTCCGACAGCAGTTGCGGCAGGTGATGTATCCAGACATTGGACTAATTTAAATGGTGCTATGGCCACCGCTGCGTATCCAGAAAACATATCAGCATTTGCTCCAACCAACGCAACTAGTACGGCACTCGCAAGCTCGTTGGTAGTTAAAGCCAGTGCCGGTACACTGTATATGATAACAGGATATAGTGCTAGAGCCTCAGCCCAATTTATTCATGTTTACAATGCAGCAAGTTTACCGTCAGATGGCGGCGTTCCAGTCATGGTATTTACTGTACCTGCACAATCAAACTTCTCACTGGACCTTGGAAGATATGGAAGACATTTTACTACAGGAATTGTTATCGGCAATTCTACTACAGCGGCAACAAAAACAATCGGCTCAGCAGACTGCTGGTTTGATGTTCAGTACAAGTAAGGGAGAGTAGAATGGCATTACTAATTTCCGGCCCAATAGTTCTAGGAACACAGACAGATGGCAATTATGTAGCCGACGTGGCTGGCTCTGGGTCTGGAATCTCTGTATCTCACACTGCCGGTGAGGGGTCAACTGCTACAGTTTCTCACGCGGATACTTCAAGCGTTGGTAATATCTCCAGCGATAATAGCGGTGGAACCACTTTTATACAGGACATCAGTTTTACATTCGATACTTTTGGACACGTTACCGCAGCTTCTGTCGCAACGGGAACAGTATCAGGATTTTTAACTTCAGAATCTGATACACTAGCCACAGTAACTGCAAGAGGCGCAACAACAACTGTAGCATCGTCTTTTAGCGGTTCATCGGCAAGCCCGATGCTTACCGCAAACAACAGCGGCGCAGGTGCATCATTACGTGTTGTCAAAGAGTTAGAGTTTTTAAGCAGCAATGGCACAAATACAATTAATGTTTTAATGGAGAGCACAAGCAGCTTAGGCACTCTATCCTTTGAAGGTAGCACTGGACAGTTATTCTCCGTGACGGATTCGATGACCGGAGTGATATATTCCGTTAATGATGTTTCTGGTATACCAAGCATTGAAGTTTATGACACTGGACAAATCAGACTTGCAGAGTACAGTGGTAGAATATTAGTTGGCACAAACACAGATTTCGATAGCACAAGCAAGCTTCAAGTCAATGGTGCAGTTCTAGCTAACACAATTAAATTTAGAGGTTCAACAAGCGGCACGACGGTTCTTCAAGCCAGTGCTGCGGCAGGAAGTACAACAATCACATTGCCAGCGGTAAATGGAACTGTAATTACCACTGCGGATAGTGGCACCGTCACTAGCACGATGATTGCTGATGCAACTATTGTAAATGGTGATATTTCTGCAAGTGCTGCTATTGCATACAGTAAGTTGAGTTTAACTGGTTCAATTGTCAATGCTGATATTGCAACTGGTGCTGCTATTGCGACGAGCAAAATTTCTGGTCTTGCAACATCAGCAACCACTGACACAACCAGTGCCACTAATATTACATCAGGAACACTTCCTGGTGATCGTGGTGTAACTGCCGGCTCAACTTCATCATCATTCGTCGAATACAATGGTACTACTGCTACATCTGGACAATTTGACGGCGGAACAACGAATCCTTCTGCAACAACTAGATTAAACTATGGTGGCTACTTATATGCAACTAGATTCTATGGTGATGGAAGTCAATTAACTGGCATCAGTGCGGGCGCCACGATCTCAGATGACACTTCAACCAACGCTACTAGATACCCTCTTTGGGAAGACGCAACATCTGGAACAGCAACTACCGTTGGCGTAAGTTCGACTAAATTAACTTTCAATCCCTCTACTGGAACTTTCAGCGCAACGGTATTGAATTCACTTTCAGATGAAAGACATAAAAAGAATATTACTAAAATAAATAATGCGACAGACTTAATTAAATTGCTCGATGGTGTAGAATTTGAATGGCTAGACAATGATAAAAAATCATCAGGTTTAATTGCTCAGTGGGTAGAAAAAATATTACCACATTTAGTTGATACTACAGAAACTAAAGACGGCAATGAAATGAAAACCTTGAATTATTCTGGATTAATCGGATATTTGGTTGAGTCTATCAAAGAACTTTCTGATAGAATAACCACCCTCGAAACAAATAAAAAAGAATAAAAAGGTAATCTTAGTATTTTTACTAAAACCGGAAAGAATAAAATATGACAATCAGGGTAGGATCCAATTTAGTTATCGACGGAAATAGAAACGTTATATTAGGACAATCATCTCTAATTCCAGGCACTCCAACTACAGGAACAGTTTTTTTTAATGAAAATAAAAGGATAGTTCAAGGATGGAATGGTTCTGCGTGGGTTGATTTAACTTCTAGTGGATCAGGTAACGCATGGACATGGGGATTCGGCTCTTCAGGACGATTAGGGAACAGTTCAGCGGCGAATCAATCAAGTCCGGTATCCGTATTGGGCGGATTCACTGATTGGATACAAATTTCACCTGGTTATTCTCATAATGTAGCCATTAGAGATAATGGCACAGCACTAGCATGGGGTTCGAATTTTGCTGGACAATTAGGCAACGGTTTTGCAGTAGATAGATCGAGTCCTGTTTCGGTGGTAGGTGGATTCACTGATTGGGCGCAAATCAGTGGAGGCAGTTTTCATAGTCCCGCTATTCGTGCAAATGGTACAGCTTGGTGTTGGGGGGAAGGTATTTTTGGAGAAATTGGAGACAATAATACTATCAATAGATCGAGTCCTGTTTCAGTGGTAGGTGGGTTTACTGATTGGATCGAGATTTCAGGTGGAAGTAGTTTTACTCTTGCCCGACGAACGAATGGAACTATATGGTCATGGGGCTATGGTCAATACGGAAGACTGGGTAATATTGCGATAACTAATAGAAGTAGTCCTGTATCTGTAGTAGGCGGGTTTACTGATTGGACACACATATCGGCCGGTGGCCAGGGCGCTGCTGCTATTCGTGCAAATGGTACGGCTTGGTGTTGGGGTAGAAATAATTGGGGACAGATTGGAGACAGCACTGTAATAAATAAAAGTAGCCCTGTTTCAGTAGTTGGAGGATTTACCGACTGGATACAAATTTCTGCTTCAGCTTTTCATACTACTGCTATTCGTGCAAATGGTACAGCTTGGTGTTGGGGACAAAATAGCTTAGGAAGACTTGGAGACAACACTGTAGTTCCAAGGTCTAGCCCTGTTTCAGTAGTTGGAGGATTTACCGACTGGATACAAATTGACGCAGGGCAAGCTCATACTATGGCTATTCGTTCAAATGGTACATCATGGGGCTGGGGTTATAATGGACAAGGCAACATAGGTGACGGAACAACAATTTATAGATCAAGCCCGTCATCGGTTGTAGGAGCGGTTACTAGTTGGGTGCAAATTTCAGCATATAATAATTCAGCAGCAATTAGAGGTTCTACTTAATTGGTTGAAAAAAGATGACAATTTCAGTTAATGGCACAACAGTTATAAATTTATTAACTAGGGAGTTCACCTTGGGCACAGCAACTCCTGGTTCTCCTGTCACAGGAATGATTCGGTTTAATTCCTCTTTGAGTCAATTTGAAGTTTATAATGGAACTGCATGGGTCTCTATAACATCAACAGCAAGTGCGGCCGCATTATGGACTTGGGGTGATAATTCAACTGGCGGCTTAGGAACTGGAACTGGTACTGGAACGACTAGTCCTGTTTCTGTTATTGGAGGTTTTACAGACTGGGTAACTATTTCTTCAGGATTACGACACACGACGGGAATTCGAGCTAATGGTACAGCATGGTCTTGGGGATGGAATCAATATGGTAATCTAGGAAATAACACTTCTACGACATTATCTATGTCAAGTCCTGTTTCTGTTATTGGAGGTTTTACAGATTGGATACAAGTTTCAAATGGACAGTATCACAGCGCAGCACTACGTGCCGATGGCTCAGCATGGTGTTGGGGCCGAGCCAATTTTGGAGCACTCGGAAACGGTGTTGCAGGAATCGTTCATAGATCAAGTCCAGTTTCTGTTTTAGGAGGCTTTACTTGGACAAACATTTCCGCTTCTGCATACCATACATTAGCAGTTAGGTCAAACGGTACAGCCTGGGCTTGGGGGCTAGATGGGGGATATAGTCGATTAGGAGAGGGTGTTGGTACAAATAGATCGAGTCCCGTCTCAGTTGCTGGAGGATTTACAAATTGGATACAAGTTTCGGCCGGTGTTAGACATAGCACTGGTGTTCGTGCAAATGGTACAGCCTGGGCTTGGGGAAACAATGCAAATGGAAGATTAGGAGATAACTCTGTTACTCAAAGGGCGAGTCCAGTATCTGTTGTTGGAGGGTGGACAGATTGGACACTTATTAGTGCAGGCTGGCAAAATACTGCTGGTCTTCGAGCAAATGGCACTGCATGGACTTGGGGTAGCAATCAGTACGGCCAACTCGGAATAAATTTGAGCGGAGCAGGAACTAGTAGATCAAGTCCAGTATCTATCGTCGGCGGTTTTGCAGACTGGACTCAAATTTCGTGTGGGGACACCCATATGGTGGGTTTACGTTCAAATGGTACAGCCTGGACTTGGGGATATAATGGATTTTCTACTGGCAGATTAGGTGATGGAACAACCGCACAAAGATCGAGTCCAGTATCTGTTGTTGGTGGAATTACAGATTGGGATTTTATTTCGGCAGGATATGCCACACATGCGATTCGTGCTGTTTAATTTTTGGAGAAAAATAAATGTATGCTGTAAAATATAAAAATATGGTTGTTTTGGGAATTATACCTTGGAATAACAAATACATTCAAGATGTTTTCAGAGTAAGATATCGTGTCAACATTGAAATTCCGTATGATGAACCGTTATCGGAGTCATTTCCATTTATTGTGAATGATGATATCATCATATACCCTGCCGAAGAAGATAGGCCTCCAATTACAAACGTATTAACTCAAATGTATTATGGACCAACTTGGGAATTTTTAGAAAATAAAGTAATTGCACATTACGAAGTTGTCTATTATAGTTTAGAAGATGCAAAAATAAAACATAGAGAAGTGGCAGCAGACTTAAGATACAAAAAAGAAATTTCTGGCTTTAATTTGGAGATTAACGGAGTTGAAAGATTCTTCAGCACCAATCGAGATGATAGAACTAAATATTCTGATAGATTATTAGTCATGAATGATGATGAAATTATCAATTGGAAATTTAATAACGGCGATTGGGTAAACTTAAATAAACAACAAATGTTATCTATTGTACAAGCGATACATAATCATGTACAATCTACATTTAACTATGAACTAGAATTAAATAATGCAATAAATTCTGCTCAATCTATAGATGATTTATTGGCCATAGAAGACATTTATAAAAAACCTAACGGGAACACAGAATGACTTTTAGTGTAGGCGGCACCACTGTCATAACATCAGACAGGATTGTTCAACTTACTACAGGAGCCACGGCATCAAGACCTACGGAGGGTAGTAGGGTTCCTGGACAATTATTTTTTGATACCACATTAAATAAGTTAATAGTCTGGGACGGTGCTGCTTGGAGAGAATCTATAAGTAGCACTGTTGCTACGCCATCGGCTTGGTCTTGGGGTCAAATAGTTTCCTCTTCAGGAACAATAGGAGACGGCACTGTAATTCCAAGGTCTAGTCCTGTTTCAATAGTCGGAGGTTTTACCGATTGGGTGCAAATTTCAGCTTCGGCAAATTTTTCTATCGGCCTTAGAGCAAACGGTACCGCATGGTCTTGGGGAACAAATAGTTATGGAGCACTCGGAATAAATTTGAGCGGGGCAGGAACTAGTAGATCCAGTCCAGTATCTGTTGTAGGAGGTTTTACAGATTGGGTTTTTGTTAGTAATAGTTTTCTAGGACACACTATAGGAATTAGAGCTAACGGTCAAGCCTGGGCGTGGGGATATAATGGCCGAGGACAGCTAGGAATCAATTATACAAATGATAGATCAAGCCCCACCTCCGTCGTAGGAGGATTTACCGATTGGAAACAAGTTGCTGGAGGAAGATTTCATTCGGTTGGTGTTCGTGCAAATGGTACAGCATGGACATGGGGATTTAACCAATTTGGTCAACTCGGTAATAATACGTTTTACAACACATCAAGCCCTGTCTCTGTCTTGGGGGGATTTAGTGATTGGACACAGGTTTCTGCCGGATGGTTTCATACATTAGGAGTTAGAAGCAACGGTTTAGCTTGGTCATGGGGTCGCAACAATTCAGGACAACTTGCCGATTATACTACAGTCTATAGATCAAGCCCAGTTTCTCTTATTGGTGGAATTACTGATTGGGTTCAAGTAGCGGCTGGAGGATATCACTCATTAGGATTACGTGCAAACGGTACGGCACGTTCCTGGGGTAATAATAGTGAAGGTAGGTTGGGTGATGGGACAATGACTAATCGTTCTAATACTGTCGCCGTTGCGGGAGGCTTTACTAATTGGGTTCAACTGACAGCAGGGTTTACGACTTCAATGGGCATAAGATCAAATGGCACAGCATGGGCTTGGGGGTCTAATCCTTACGGGCGTTTAGGTATTGGCGATACTAATTATCGAGTTAGTCCGACATCTATTGTTGGAGGCTTTACCGATTGGGTGCAAATTTCAGCAGGAAATAGTCACGCGGCAGGACTCAGGACACAACCAGGTCGCAATCGCACAGGATAAACTATTCAAAAATTGATTTACCAAATTTTATTTGCTATAATAATATTTTAATATTTAAGGTGATCTATGAAAATAAGTATAGGTGCAGGGGATACTCCTGAAAATGATTATATCACTATTGATATTGATCCAAAAACCAATCCAACCCACATTCTAAATTTAGAAACTGATATATTGCCTTTTACAGATTCTTCTGTAAAAGTTGTGAAGGCGCATCACATATTTGAACACTTGGGTGAAGGATTTTTTCACTGTATTAAAGAATTACACCGTATCTGTGAACATGGCGCAATAATCGATATCAGAGTTCCTCATCCAAGACACGAATCATTTTTGGCCGATCCAACTCATCGTAGACCAATAACACCGATGACTTTTAAATTATTCAGTAAAAAATTTAATGAATTGTGTAGAAAAAATAAAGAACCTGCTTCTAGGCTTGGTGAATATTACGAAGTTGATTTTGAAATTGTAGATTTTGAATATATTCCGGATACGCACGAATTAAATTTTTTACAATCTCAAGGAATATCTCCCTATCAAGACATACAAAAATATGCTGAACATCATAACAATCTCATCAGTGAAATTCATATAAAATTGGTTGTTTTGAAAAATGACTGATGAAAGTAAACCTTTACCCGTAAATCCAGAATTTATTAAATCGATGGTAATGGATTTAATAAGAGCAAACAGAAGAGATTTGGCCTGGAATATTATTGATCATTACTTTTCTACCGCATCAAATTTAATAGAGTATGATACAATAGGATATTTGTCATTAAAATCTGACAAACGCGACACATATCTTAAATGTGCAGAGTATGTATACAGTTTAGCGAAAGATTTCGATCAGTTATATGTTGCTAGATTAAATCTAATAAAAGCATATAATACAATGAATATGCCAGAAAAAGCACTTTTTTATTTGGAACAAAATTTGCAATATAATCCAGACGATTTTGAACTAAATTGTTTAAAGTCTTCCAATCTTTCGTTGATGGGTCAAAAAGATGTTGCCGAAAAAATATTATTAGACATGTTAGAGAAATATCCAGAAAATGCCACAAAACTAAAATCAGCATTTTCTGGAAAACTTCTTCGTGAAGGTAATTTGGCAGAGGGTATTCTGTCTTTTATAGGAAAATTTCATCCCGACAAATATTTTTTAGATACAAAAAGTAAAAATAAAAAATGGGATGGAATTATTCATCCTGGACAAACTCTATATGTTGACGCAGAGGGGGGTTATGGCGACGTAATCATTAATATAAGATTTTTTGAAAGACTAAAATCTTATGGTATGAATCCTATTTTAGTATCAAATGATAGTGAGTATTATCGAGACATCAATCAGGTCTTAATTAGAAATGGTTTTGATGTATTGACTGACAAAATTTTAATAGATGAAAAAAATTATTGGACGCCTCTTATGGGATTGCCAGGAGAAATGGGATTGACAGAAGCCCAACTTTGGAATGGACCATATATTTTACCATTGAGACAAGAAAAAAATAAATTGCCAGAAAATAAAAAATTCAAAATAGGTATTAAAAATTCTGGTAATCCATATTTCGCACAAGATGAATACAGAAAAATACCCATAGAACTTATGGTTGATGCGTTACCAGAAAATTGTGAATTATATTTCTTCGACAAAAAACCTTGTCAATACGAAAGTTCTAGATTAATAGATTTATCGGATCGAATAAAATCTTGGGAAGATACTCTCGATTTAATAGATCAGATGGATTGTATTGTTTCTTCTTGCACTAGCATTGTGCATGCCGCTGGTGCTATGGGGAAACGAACGTTTGTTATGGTTCCTATAGCTGAATATTATATTTGGACAACATCAAAACGTGATGGAACATCTCCTTGGTATGGAGATAATTTTTACGTTTCTAGACAAACAAAAGTTCGTTCATGGAAAGAACCCCTGGAAGAAGTTTCTAAATTAGTTGAAAAATTGATAGAAGAACATGATAAAAAATTATAATCTGCTTGGCCACGAATTCATATTTGAAATTCATGATGATAACGAATTAACATCAAATATCATAAGAAATTATGGCTGTAATATTGACATGGAGGCAATAAACGCATATAATTATCTTATGAGAAAAGGTGACTATTTTTTAGATATTGGTGCTAATATAGGATGGCAAACTGTTTTTGCAAGTTTGATTGTAGGAGAAAATGGAAAAGTATTTTCATTTGAACCAGATAATAAAAACTTTGAGGTTCTAAAAAATAATATAAAATTAAACAATTTAAATAATGTTACGGCAGTTAAACTAGCATTAGCGGAATCAGAATACGTTGGAGAATTATACAGTTCGAAACAAAACTTTGGAAATCATATGTTGAATCCTAAGTTTTGTAATCCAGAAATTCATAACAGCCATTGTCAAGTTAAAGTTTCAACTATAGATCGATTTTGTGAAATACATAATATTGACACGAAAAAAATAAGCTTAATAAAAATTGATGTTGAAGGTTCTGAATGTAGAGTATTAAACGGAGGGTCAAAATTTTTTGAAAACAACAGACCCAATATTATACTAGAATATTCACCATCTCAAATTGCACAGTGTGGATTTTCAGTATTTGATATTTTCTCTTTTATCGATAGAAATAAATATTCACCATTCATGATTGAGAAAATAGATATTAATAATCCAACATATAAATTGCAACCTTTAAATTTCTTTGATTTGTTAACCTTAACAAAAAATATAATGAACACAACAGAATACAGAGACATATTATTGCTTGCAAATGATTGAGTAATTTATGAAAACACTTATGCCATGTAACGACATGACCGTCGATAAGGCTTATATCATCACACTTAAAAATCATGAATTGAGTGAAATGCTGTCTCGAAGGTGTCAACTTAGTTGTGAAAGAGTTGAACAAAAGTATGAAATATGGGACGCCTTTGATGGCACTTCTGGTGAAATAGTCATACCCGAAAACTTAAGAAATCAAAATTGGATTAATTGGATTAAACAATACGACACTGAACTTAGCATTACTGAAGTTGCTGTATATTTAAGCCATGCTAGTTTATGGGCGCACTGTATAGAAGTAAATATGCCCATTGTTATTTTAGAACATGATTCAATAATGGTCATGCCATACACAAATCATCATGGATACAATCAAATTGTATATCTTGGTGGCAGAGAACAAGCATCAGGTTGGGCCGTCACTCCAATTCCTCCAATGGCTCAGAAAAACGCAAACTACAAATTCATTCTTAGGGCCCATGCATATGCAATTGATCCTTTGAGTGCTAAAAATTTATTGGCACACACTTTGAAATATGGAATCAACGAGTCTCTAGATATAACTATTAGAACGGATGTTTTTGGCGTAATACAAGGAGGATTTTACGCATATGATCTTCCACACGAAGAAACAACAATCACTAAAAGGAAAAAGGCATCAAATGGACAAGAACGTTAATATGAAAAAGTATCACTTTATTACAGGATTGCCTAGATCAGGATCAACACTTTTAAGTTCTATTCTGAAACAAAATCCTAGATTTCACGCATCAATTACCGATCCTCTTGCTGATATTACAAAGGGTGTTATAGAAACAATACAAACTGGGCCTGGAATTAAATATGAAGTTCCTATTTCACGAAGAGTTAATACTGTGAAAGGAATGTTTAGTGGGTATTATCAAGAAATAGACAAAGAAGTTATTTTCAACACGAATAGAGCCTGGACTCTTTTGACTCCTCAAGTCAATGCTATTTTTCCAGAATCTAGATTTATTGTTTGTGTCAGAGACATCGCTTGGATTATAGACTCATTTGAAAAAGCACACGTTGAAAATCCCATGACCGTCAACACAGTAAGCGGAAGTATTGGGGGGACGGTATATTCTAGAGCAGAAGCACTTATGGGAAATACGGGTATAATTGGGTTTCCATATATTGGAATTAAACAAGCTATCACAGGTAATGAAAAACATAAGCTTCTAATAGTCGAATATGATAGATTGTGTCAAACTCCAGACTTAATAATGAAAGCCATATATTCTTTTATTGATGAACCTTTTTTTGATCACGATTTTAATAATGTCGAAGGAAATTGGGATGAATATGATAAAGAAATTGGAGTTCCTTTACACAAGGTTAATCGAAGAGTTCAATATAAGCCTAGAAATTTTATCATTCCTCCTGATTTAATTAAAGTATATTCTAACATGGAAGTTTGGAGATGATTCCAAAAAAGATTCACTTGTCGTGGAATGACAAAAATATTCTAGACAGTGAATTTGATCTGATCAAACTTGGAGCACAAAGATTAAGAAGCTTAAATTCCAATTGGGAATTTTCTGTTCATACCGACGAGGAAATAATTGATTATCTCAGAGAAAATATGGGAGTGGATTTTCGTCTTGTAGAAAATTTTCATATTGTGCCAAAGACTGACATTTGGAGACTATATAAAATGTACTATGAAGGTGGAATATACGTTGATCTAGACAGATTGGCGAATGTGCATTTAGATACTGTTATATCAGACAATGTAAAACAAGTTTTACCTACTTGTAGACATTATGATTTTTCTCACGACATTATGATTAGTGAGCCTGGTAATATCTTGTTTGCTAACACCATAGACCTTTATCTTTTTAGAAGAAAACAAGGACATCACGGCGTTTATTTTTTGGGCCCCCAGACATATATGCATTCGGTAACATACACATTCACACAAAAAATAATAAACACCAATCCTGGAGAAGATGTATTTTTAGACCTTTTGGATAAATTAAAATCTTTTTCTGGTTTATTAATTTATGAAGAAAATCCACCATATAACACATTTATCTATAGAGGAAAAGAAATTATTGAAGATCATGAAACAATGAAGAGAAATTTTTACAAAGAAAATGGATTAAAACACTGGACAGGAGAATGGTAAATTGAGTAGAAGAATGGTGCAACTTGTGCATGCCGACAAATTTTTTCCAGATAATGACGCAGAAAATTTAAAAAGCGTTAGTGAAGGATTAACTTTTGTTGAAACCCAACACGGAATGGAAATACCAAATTTTAATTTAATTTTTCCTGATAGTGAACAAATTTTCTATAAAGTTTTGGGAGAACGAGTTACCGTTGACATAAAAAGATCGGGTGTCATACGAAAACCATCTCACAATTTAATTCATTTTGAAGAATTTGATTCTACAGAAGAATGGTGTTTTATGGTTGCGCTTGAACCAACAACTGTAAATTTTTGGTATCATGTTGATGAAACAAATCGAATGGGGGAGTTTGCAACTGTAAATGCACAAAATGCTCTAGAAAGAACAGATTTTAATTATAGAAATTTATTTGAATGGAAAATACATACCAATATTTTATTGAATACCAATCAATGTTTATTTTTCAGACCTTGGGTGTTTCATTCTTTAGAAGAAGGTATGATACAATATTATCGACTATTAGCAGACAACAAATTTAGAATTTTAGTTATGGGCTTGCCAGAATCATCAAAAAATTCAGTTGCAAAAAAACTTAACGCAATATTTGAAAGTTCTTCTATATTAAGTTCAATAGAAGAAAGAATTAAGCATAAAGACGTTGACTTCACGCCTGATGGTCAAATGCGACATTGTTATCGAATGTTAAATTTGGCAAGAAATTCTCAGACTGGAGTTACAATAATTAATATGGTGTGCCCCCTACCTAAAATGAGGCAAATATTAAATCCCGATATTATAGTTTGGGTTAGCGACAAAAAAGAATCTAAATATCAAGAACTGAATGAAATTTATGTTCCTCCAGTTTATTATGACATAGAATGCACTGATGATAGTGATGAAAGTATTCAAAAAATAGTTAAAAGAATCTTTTCTAAAAGGATAACGTGAAATGAAAAAAATCTTGATTATGGGTTTGCCAGGCGCGGGAAAGACATACTTTGCCGAAAGACTTAAAAAATATCTTGAAGAAAACGGCACAATTCAAAATCTATCTAGTATTAGACTTACTACGCTAGAAAGCGTACCTAGAAGTAACGTTGTAAGTGTTCAGTGGTTCAATGCTGATGAAGTGAGAAAAAAATACAATGATTGGGACTTCAGTAGAGAGGGTAGAATTCGACAAAGCATTCGCATGGCTGAGTTTGCATTAACTTGTTCGGCCGATTATGTAATCTGTGATTTCGTTGCACCATTACCAGAAATGCGCCACAATTTCAAAGCAGATTGGACAATCTGGATCGATTCGATTGATGCGGGTAGATACGAAGATACCAATAAAGCTTTTGTTCCTCCCGACATTTATGATTTCAGAGTTACTGAACAGAATGCTGAGAAATGGGTTCCTTACGTCGGTGAAAGGATTCTAAAGAATCAAAGGCGTCCATCGTTTGATTGGAAAAAAGAAACTGTACAAATGCTTGGACGCTGGCAGCCTTGGCATCCTGGACATCGTGCTTTGTTCGAACGTGCTTTATCTAAAACAGGGCAGGTGATTATTCAAATTCGAGACTGTCAAGGCTGGCAAGGAACAAACCCATTTGCCATAGAACAAGTCAAAAATTTCATTCGCAGAGACTTAGACCCTCTTTATCAAGGTCAATATGAAATTCAAGTTGTTCCAAATGTTGTAAATATTACTTACGGTAGAGATGTCGGATATAAGATTGAGCAAGAAGTCTTTGATGAGTCTATTCATAGCATTTCTGCCACAAAAATAAGAAAGCAGATGGGAGTATAGTTAGAATTTCCTCCAATTATAAATAGTATAAAAAATGGAGGAAATTCTCAATGAGTTCATCAAGACCCGCAAATAGGGAAGAATTTAAAGAAAATTGCTTAAGACATCTAGGCGCACCTCTACTTGAAATCAATGTGGCAGATGAACAAGTAGAGGATGCGATAGATGAAGCTTTAGCATATTATCAAGATTATCATTTCGATGGTACTCAAAAAGTATTTTTGGCCCATCAAGTTACGCAAACTGACGTAGACAATAGATATCTTTCCATTCCAGAAGACATTATCGGCGTCATCAATATCTTTGACATTGGTAACAGCTATTCAACAAACAATCTTTTCAATCTGCGATATCAAATCGCCCTGAACGATTTGTTCGCATTCAACTATGGGCCTTTTGCACCATACTATATGGCACTGCAAAATGTTGCCTTAGCCGAAGAGATGTTTGTGGGCAAGCAACCCCTAAGATTTAATCGACACACAGACAAGCTTTATATTGATATGTCGTGGGGAGAAAAGATTGTTGTCGGAGAATACATCATCGTCGAAGCGTATCAAATAGTGGACCCAGATACTTACAGTGATGTTTGGAATGATCGTTGGCTAAAGAGATATTGCACAGCATTAATTAAAAAACAGTGGGGAACAAATCTTAAAAAGTTCGAAGGTATCGCAATGCCTGGTGGTGTGACATTCAACGGGCAAAAAATATATGATGAAGCAGATGAAGAATTGACCAAGCTTGAAGAAGAAATGATATCTTCATATTCATTACCCGTATCTGACATGGTGGGCTAAATGGCCCGTAACGCATTCTTCAATCAATATACACAGATAAGACAAGAACAAAATCTTGTCGAAGATTTAATTATAGAAGCCATAAAGATATATGGTGTAGAGGCATATTATCTACCTAGAACTCATGTTAATTTAGATAAATTGTATGGCGAAGATGCATCAATGAAGTTTGATGATGCGATTCATTTAGAACTGTATATTAAAACATTTGATGGGTTCGTGGGTCAAGAAGATTTTCTTTCGAAGTTTGGTCTTCAAATCGACGAGTCGATTAATTTCGTAGTTGCACAAAAAAGATTTGATCAAGCACTCAAAACATCCATGTTAACAGAATATGGGTATAATTTAAAACTTGAAGATGGTAATGAAATTTTAAACGAAGTAGCCTATGACTATGAATCAATCTTAAGACCAAGAGAAGGTGATTTGATTTGGCTACCAATGGCGGGATACATGTATGAAATAAAGTTTACCGAAAACATAGAAAACTTCTTTCAACTTGGTAAACTCTATACTCATGAGATTCGATGCGAACGATATCGCTACTCAAATGAAAAAATTGATACTGATGTTCAAGAAATTGATAACATCGAAGAAATCTTTAGTCAATCTTCCGAATTTATTACCAAAGCACTACTGGAAGACGGCGATCTATTACTGCTTCAAGATAGTACATATCTAATTGAAGAGGGTGTCCATATTGCAGAAAAAGACACTACGGCAGAGAATGAGTTCCTAATTGATGAACTTAATGAAAATGATGTTTTAGATTTTACAGAATACAATCCTTTTTCTGCGGTAAGGGAGTTTTAATATGATGTTCGGTCACGATTTTTACAATGGAACAATTAGACGATATGTTATTATGTTCGGTAACATATTCAATGAGATACAAGTCAAAAGATTTGACAATGCAGGAAACAAAATACAGACAATAAATGTTCCAATCGCCTACGGTCCAAAGCAAAGATTCATTACCAGAGTAAGTGCCGATCCAACACTGAATAGAGCAACATCGATTACTCTACCAAGACTTGGATTTTCTATGGACAGTATGAGTTACAATCCTATCAGAAAATTAAACTCTGGACATAGATTTGTAAAAGGTGTAAATACTGGTGGATTGGATTTTGCGAGGGCATATTCACCTGTGCCATACGACTTTAATTTCTCCTTAAATCTTTTCACTAAGAATGCTGAGGATGGTATACAAGTAATAGAACAAATTGTACCGTTCTTTACACCAGACTTCACGGTTACGATGAAAGTTTTGCCAGAACTCAATATAAATTTAGATATACCGATTGAACTTTTGTCTGTTACATCAGATGATTCATATGAAGGATCGTTTGATGATCAAAGAGTATTGACATGGGACTTAGACTTTGTTGTAAAAGGATATTTGTTTGGTCCTGTCACCAAAAATAAATATATTAATAAAGCAACAATATCATACTTTGAAGGCCTTGATGCAACTACACCCGATGCAATTCAAGTTTTTTCTGGAAACAGTGAATTTGAAATAGAAGAAACAACGACATGAAAAAAACAGTTGACGAAAAATTAAATACCGCGCTACAAATAGAGCCGACAGTTGAACTTTTGCCCGCAATAGAAGATAAAGAAGATGTGGCACAGGACGATTATGAGTATGCAAGAAACAATTTGCGAGGCCTAATAGAAAACGGCAAGCATGCCATAGAAAATATCATATTCTTAGCAAAAGAAGGTGAATCACCTAGAGCATATGAGGTCGTTGGCCAACTTATTAAAACATTAGCAGAGACAAATAAAGATTTGTTAGACTTAGCGAAGAAATCAAAAGAACTTAAAGGCGAGGATAAATCTCAGCCTACGCAAGTAAACAATAATCTATTCGTTGGAAGCACAGCAGAATTGCAGAAGTTATTGAAAAACAATGGCGACTAAAAATTATTTAGGTAATGCTAATTTAAAAGCAATTAACGTTAGACTATCTTACACACTTGAACAAATAGAAGAATACAAAAAGTGTGCTGAAGATCCAATCTATTTTATTACAAACTATTGTAAAATAGTTACATTGGACCATGGCCTACAAACTTTTAATTTGTATCCGTGTCAAGTAAATAAAATAAACATTATTCATAATAATCGTAAAGTTATTTTGATGGAAGGCCGCCAGCAAGGAAAAACTACATCATCGGCTGCCTACATTCTATGGTATACCCTATTTCAAGAAAGCAAAACAGTTGCAATTCTAGCTAACAAAGCCGCGGCCGCTAGAGAAGTTTTGTATCGTTATCAGATCATGTATGAAAACCTTCCTATTTGGCTTCAGCAAGGCGTTAGCACGTGGAACAAAGGTGACATTGCACTTGAAAACGGGTCAATTGTGTTCACCGCAGCAACAAGCCGCGCAGGTATTCGTGGTAAATCTGTTAACTTACTCTACGTTGATGAAACTGCAATCATACCTAACAATTTAGCAGAAGAATTCTTTACCTCAGTGTATCCTACAATCTCTGCTGGTGAAACAACAAAGATTCTTTTATCGTCCACACCGCTAGGATATAATCATTTCTGGAAATTCTGGAACGATGCACAGAATGATCGAAATGGATTTGTGCCATTATTCATACCATACTGGGAGATTCCTGGGAGAGATGAGGCTTGGGCCGAAGAGCAGAGAAGACTTCTAGGGGAGTTACGCTTTAACCAAGAAGTTCTTTGTAATTTCTTGGGTTCCAGCATGACTTTGATTGCCGCAGATACAATAGGACAACTATCACCAGACGAGCCAATTTATAGCAAAGATGGATTAGATGTATACGAAAGAGTCGAAAAAAATAGAGTTTATGTTATAGTTGCCGACACCGCTAAAGGTGTAGACGGAGATTACTCAGCGTTCAACATCATCGATGTTACGTCAATGCCGTATAAGCAAATAGGAAAATTCAGAGATAACAAGATAAGTCCTCTTTTATATCCCTCCGTAATATACAAAATAGCTAAAGAATTCAACGAAGCATATGTTCTAATTGAAATCAATAGTTCAGAGCAAGTTGCTGAAATTCTTTACAACGAGTATGAATATGAAAATATCATTTTTGTAAACAGAACTACCAATGGACAAGTAGTTTCTGGTGGATTTGGAGGCGGCAAAACTCAATTGGGCGTAGTCACAGACAAAAAAATCAAAAGAATTGGATGTTCGAACTTTAAATCCCTAGTCGAAGGCAAAATGCTTTTGATTAAAGATGCAGATACGATATCTGAAATATCTACATTCATTCAAAAAAAGAACAGTTACGCTGCCGACGAAGGATATCATGATGATTTAGTTATGCCATTAGTTTTATTTTCGTGGCTCACTACCAACCCGTATTTCAAAGACCTTACAAATATAAATATACGCAAGGAATTATATGAAAAAAGAATTCAAGACATTGAAGAAGAAATGACTCCTTTCGGTATTATATCAACGGGACACGAAGAAGAAACTTTTACCGATGCTTCAGGCCAAGTTTGGCAAAAAGATGAAGATTTCGTTTTTTATAAATAAAAAAGAATAATAATGATTGAACAATTTTTGAAGCATATAACATATAAATCAAGGAGAAGAAAATGGCAATCAATTTAATCTCACCAGGAATCAAAGTCACAGAAACTGATCAAATTTCATCAGTTCGTGCCGTTGGTACCACAACTGGTGGTTTTGCTGGAGCCTTTAGATGGGGCCCAGTTGAGCAGGCAGTTTTGGTCACTAGCGAAACAGAATTAGTTCAGAATTTCGGAACGCCCAATGCAACTAATGCAGTGGATTTCCTAACAGCAGCAAACTTTTTAGCCTATGGTTCGTCACTTCAGGTTGTTCGCGCCGCAAATACAACTGGCGCACTTAACGCAACTGCCGAAGCAACGACAGGAAGCGGTACCGCTGGAACAGGACTTGCAATCAAGAATGATGCAGCATACGAATCTTATGTTGATGGTTCGGGTGATGTTGGTCCATGGGCAGCAAAGTATCCTGGCGCACTAGGAAACTCACTAAAAGTTTCTACATGCCCAAGTTCGGCAGCATGGCAGTCAAATCTAACTGGAACCTTTACAGTTACCGCAGGCAGTACAACAGTTGTTGGAACAGGTTCATCTGCTAACACTGAATTAGTTGTTGGTGATATTGTTGTTCTAGGTGGACGTTCAATTCAAGTCGCATCAATCACAAATGCAACACACTTCACACTAGAATCAAAACATCTAACAGGCGCAACTGGTGCATCAGCAGTTAGACGTTGGGAATTCTTTGGGGTTTTTGATCAGGCTCCAGGAACATCAACATTTGCAGCATCAAAAGGTTCAACGAACGATGAAATGCACGTTGTTGTTGTCGATGAAGACGGTCTTATCACAGGAACAAAGAATACTCTTCTAGAAAAGTTTTCCGCAGTGTCAAAAGCTTCTGATGGTAAAACTACAAATGGTGGAAATAACTACTATAAGAATGTTATCAATGATCGTTCCAACTATGTTCGTTGGATGGATCAAGATGCCGCAGGAACAAATTGGGGTTCAGCACTTGCTAGTGGATTAACATTCACCGCAGTCACCGCAGTCAAAAATTACAGTCTTGCTGGTGGTGCAGATGGTGCGGCAGCAACAGATAGTCAAAAAATCACCGCACTTGGCGTGTTTGAAAATAAATCAAATCTTCCAATCTCTGTCATGCCAATGGGTGCAGCAAGTGCCACTGTTGTCAACTATGCAATTGGTGTTGCTGAAGATCGTAAAGACTTTGTTGTTTGCTTCTCTCCAGAATCTGCTGATGTTGTTAACAATGCAGGCGATGAAGCAGATGACATTATTGCATTTGCTGATACTGTCACAGCATCAACATACGGCATCATGGATGGAAACTGGAAATATCAGTACAACAAGTACCTAGACAATTATGTTTACGTTCCATGTAATGCTGATGTTGCAGGATTACTAGCAAGAACAGACAGAGATCGTGCACCATGGTTCTCACCTGCTGGATACACAAATGGAAACATTCTAAATTCAGTTAAGCTTGCTTGGAATCCAAACGAAACGAATAGAGACCTTCTCTACAAGCGTGCCGTGAATCCGATCTTTACACAGCCTGGACGCGGAACAGTTCTATTTGGCGATAAGACTTTTGTAACAACCGACTCTTCGTTCAATAGAATCAATGTTCGCAGACTGTTCATCACTATCAGAGAATCAATTGGCGCATTTGCCGGTAGCGTTCTATTTGAACAGAATGATGCACAAACTAGAGAGGCTTTCTTGAATGCTGTTGAGCCATATCTAAGAAGCGTCGTTGGTGGAAGAGGCATCACAGAATTCAGAGTTGTCTGCGATGAAACTAATAATCCTCCAGCCGTTACTGAAGCAAATGAATTTGTTGCTGACATTTTTGTTCGTCCAATTTCATCAATTAACTTTATTCAACTTAATTTCGTTTCAGTTAGAGGCGCATCTAACATTGCCGAAGTTTAAGGATAAATAAGGTCAACGAGACATAAAAGGAGAAAAAAATGTCTAATTTAGCAACACTAAGTACCCTAAAAAATTTAATAGGGGTAGGAGCTAGACCTAATTTATTTTCTGTTTCTTTACCTTCACTCAACACAACAATTTTATGTAAAGCAGCATCTCTACCAGGATCATCCATAGGAACCATTGAGGTTCCTATGTCTGGTGGTAGACGTTATAAGCTTGCTGGAGATAGAACATTTGGTGAATGGACCACAACTATGCTTTTGGATCCACAGTATAATGAAAGAGTTGTACTTGAGAGGTTACAGAATTCTTCTGCAAGTATAAATTTTGATTCAGTCGCAGCATCTTCAAGCAAAGGCAGCATTGGGACTGTTATAGTATCTCAACTTGCCGCCGGTGATGTGACAAAAGAAGTAATAAAACAAGTAACGATAGTTGAACGTGTAGGTGGTGGCCTTTTTGGCAGAAGTAGAACCGTAACGCGAGTAGAAGACGTTGTGACCCAAGTGGTTGTATCACAACCGCCCATTATAACGTATAATTTAGCCAATTGTTTCATTAGTGATATTTCTGCAATTGATTTATCTTACGATAGTACGGACGCTATTTCCGAGTACACCGTAACGTGGGTGTATGATTATCACACTAGAACGTTATAAGGAAAGGAATAAAAATGTCGTTCACACTATCAACATTTAAAAATGCGCTGGGACAAGGTTCTAGACCAAATAACTTTAAAATTACTTTTGGTAATCCATTAGGATTAAATCTTCCACGTTTCACCAGCACTATTGCTGATTCCGGTTCATATTCTTTGTTATGCAAATCTGCCGCGATACCCGCATTTACCATTGGTGTTGTAGAAATTCCAGTTCAAGGTGGAAGAAGAATGAAGCTTCCTGGTGACAGAACTTACGGCGACTGGACCGCAACATTTATTGCAGATCAGGATCAAGTATTAAGAAAATATTTTGAGGATTGGATAGCTGGTATATCAACCAATAACTTTGAAAATAGGTCTAAATCAACGATTGCTGACTATAAACAAAACATTCAAGTTCAACAACTTGATGTTTCTGGAAATAATATTGCTAATGGCTTCTACGTTTTAAAAGATTCTTTTCCCACTGATGTTTCTGCAATCGATTTGTCTTATGATACAACAGATACGATTTCTGAATTTTCTGTGACGTTTCAATATAGCTATATTACTTATACACTTGCGACTTCAATTGCGACTTTATAATTGAGTTATTTCGCAACATAAATATAGTTGCGTAATAGTGTTCACTAATAGGGGGCTATTACGCCCCCTATTTTTATGAGAGAGAATAAATGGCAATAAAACTTTTTGGTTATAAGATAGGT